AGACAGGCTGCAAGGGGTTCTTCGGAAGGCTGCAAACGCCACCAACGAAAGCCCCCCAGCCGAAGCCGGGGGGCGGAATTCAGACAGGGCTGTCGGGCTTTCAGTCGTACCAGCGCTCGCCCGTCCGGGCTTCCCACTCGCCCTTGGCGACGAGGTGGTCCGAGTAGGCGGCGCACGCGGCGGCGCTCTCCCCGTGCAAGCAGCCCCAGTTCTCCTCGATGGTCTCCTGATAGCGGCGCACCGTCGCCAGCCGGGAGCGCAGCCGAGCCGCGTGAAGGCGGCTGGTTGCCTCCGAGAGGCGACGCTGGAGGCTGACCTCCCGGCGGCGCAGGAAGCGCTCGGCGAGCGCCCAGCGCCTCGTAGGCTGGCGGTAGGAACGGGTCCATGCGGTCATGTGGTCGAGGTTCATGGTGTGTCTCCTGTGGTGTGGTGCGTTAGGACGGCTCGCCGTAGATGTCCCCCGAGATCGGACAGCGGTCGGGTGCGCCGCCCTCGTCGCGCTCGCACGCCTCGCAAAGCCCGGAGAGGCTCTCCAGTTCCGAGATCGGCTCGACGAACGGAGCCGAGCATCGGTCGCACACCGGGGCGGCGGGCTGGTCGCGCTTGATGAACCCGTCGTAGATCGAGCGCGGCACGGGGAGACCGCGAGCGGCGGCGATGCCGTCGAGCATCGCCTCGATGTGGCGCAGGATGTCGCCAGCGGGGCGGTAGCCCGTCACGGCGACGGGTCCGGTGGCGTAGTCGCGCTGGAGCGCCCAGCGCACGCGGTTGTTGGTGCGGATCTGCGCGACGATGTACTCGCCCTTCGCGTGCTGGACGATCTCCAGCGCGAAGTTCAGGCGACGGACGGCGTTCTTCAGACGGGCGGTGGTGGTGCGGCTCATGGTGTTGCTCCTGGGTGGTGTGATGTGGTGCGTGATCAGATCGACTTGAAGGTGGTGGTGATCTCGACGGTGCAGTTTGCGATGATGCATTCGCGCAGCGCGTACCCCATGCTCTGCGCGTTGGTGCGGTTGGTCTGCTCGCCGCACAGGAACGACATTTCGACGAGCAGCGTGCTGATGCCTGTGCGGATGCTCTCAAGGACGAAGTCGAGCGCCTCGGGGACAAGTGTGTCGTGCGGCTGGTAGGCGATGCGGTCGAGAGCGCGGTACGAACTCGCTGCGCTGCACACGGCGCGAGCGGGGAACTGGTAGATGGGTCGGGAGGCATCGAGATCGAGGTTCAGGTTGAAGGCGTGCCACTCGTCGCCCCCCCGGATGACGCAGGAGTCGATGCGCCCCCGGTCCGCGATGACGATGGTCGCGTCGATGCCGATCCCGGTGTCGGTGCGGAAACTGATGTGGTGCGAAGTGGTGGTGATGGTCGAGGTCTTGGTGTTCACGGTGGTGTCTCCTGTGTGTGGTGCGAGTGGTCAGGCGGTGTGGCTGGAGAAGAGCGAATAGACCGCGATCTCGCGGTAGTTCGCGAGCGGCGGCTGCTCAAAGAGGCGAGCGGTGGTTGCTTCCTCGTTGATGCTGCGGAGGATCCGGCAGATCTCGTCGGCGGCATCGCCCTCCGTCACGGCGCGAAGGCTGCGCGTGCCGATGTGCTGCTGGTTGCTGTCGTACAGTTCGATGAAGTAGGTCACGGTGGTGTCTCCCAATCAGGTGTCTCCGAACGGCTGGCGGCACGCGCCGACAGCGAAAGCCCGTGCGTCGCCTTTCGGCGGCGCAGGGCTGGGGGTCAGGTGGTCGCCTCGATGCCGTATTCGGCGAGCGCAGCCGGGTCGCCGTAGGTTGCCACGACGGTCTCGGTGTCCGCGAGGCGGTTGACGCGCTCGATGATCGCCGCGTAGCCGCGCTGCGCCGCACGCGCTTGCGCCACAGGTCGCGCCTCGCGCAGGGTGTCGTAGTGGTCGCAGTCGGTGTCCCAGCCACCGTCGCCCGACGGGATCAGGAAGGTGACGCGGTACTCGGTGTTGCGCTGCTGGTCGCGCTTCGCGGTGAGAAGCGCCCACTCCTCGTTCGCCCGAGCGTAGACCTTGCGTGCCGCCTCGACGGCTTCCTGCGCTGCGTTGAGCGCCCGTGCTGCTTCGCGTGCGTGCGTGGCTGCGATCTCGATCTTGGTCTGCTTGCGTGCCATTGTGGTGTCTCCTTGTGGTGGTGTGTGGTGTGTGTGATTAGACGGTGGTGTGACGGGCGAGGTAGCGCTGCTCGTCGGCGTGGAGGAACGACTGCACGCGAAGGCGGGATGCGAGTGTCGCGACGCGAGCGGCGGTCGCCGCGACGCTGTGCGACTGGAGGTGCGCGTAGTGCTTCGACCGCTCGCCGTTGGTCACCGGAAGGCGAGCGCACTTGCGGAGCGATCCCTGCGCGTCGTGGATGTCGCGCAGCGTCTGCTTGCACTCGATGCTCTCGTTGAAGGTGATCGCGTTGATGCGCGTCGCGAACTCGACGATGCCCAGCGTCTTGTGGTACGAGCAGTCGAGTTCTGCGATGGTGTCGCGTCCGCTCACATACTGGGTGTTGCTGCTGTACTGCACGATCACATTCGCGAGCGAGGAGCGGATCGAGTGGGTGGCGGTGGTCTCGGTGGTCATCGGTGTCTCTCCGTCAGGGTTGCGTAGCGCTGTGGGAACACTCCCACAACGCACCACAAGAGTACCACACAGGGCAGGAGGGGCAAGTGGGTAAATCAGGCTGGAATCGCTGACTTTCGCAGCCGTGTGTGGTAACCAGCCCAGCATGACCGACCAGCCCAGCCCAGCACCGAAGAGGCGTGGACCCGGCAGACCGCCGAAGAGCGCGGCGGGGGATATTGCGGCTGCAAAGAAGGCGTGGCTGGAGGCGTTCCCCGAGCATGGCTGGGACGAGGCTTGTCGCATCGCGTGCATCAGCACGCACACGCCGTCATCGTGGCGACGCATCGATCCCGAATTCCACGCAGCGCTGGAAGCGCTCGATGTCGAGATCGCAGACCGCTACGAGAAGATCGCCGACGAGGCGATCAAGGGGCAGCGGCAGATGGATCGCAGCGCTGCGACGCTGCTGATCTTCCGGCTCAAGGCGCTGCGACCGCGCAAGTACCGCGAGCGCACGACCATCGAACACACGGGCGCTGACGGCGGCGCGATCAAGATCGAGAACGGCGACGCGAGCGCTGGCGCTCGGATGCTGCGCGAGTGGGGAGCGCGGATCGGTGTCGAGCGAAACTGATCGCATCATCGCGCTGCGCGAGCGCGTGCTGCGTGCGAACCCGACAGAGCAATCGCATCTTCGCGCAGCGCTGCGTGAAGACTTCGCAGCGTGGTGTGAATGCTGCGCGTGGACATACCGCGTGAAGGAGATCGATGCGACCGGACGCGAGCGCCCGGTCATCACGCCGCACACTCCGTTCATCCTGTGGGATTGCCAGCGCGACGCGGCGAGCGAGATCGTCGCTGCTGTGCGCGATGGTCGCGATGTTGTGGTGCGGAAGACTCGCGACATGGGAGCGTCGTGGCTGCTGTGCGCCGTCGCCGTGTGGGGCTGGATGTTCCACGGCTGGCAGTCGCTGCTCGTCAGTCGCGTCGAAGACCTCGTTGACCGGACGGGCGACCCCGACTCGCTGTTCTGGAAGGTGGACTACCTCGTCGCTGGGCAACCCGAGTGGCTGCTGCCAGCGAAGCCCGAGCGCTTCGCCAAGGGCGGCGAGTGGCGGCAGCACATGATGCTGCGTCACCCGGACAGCGGCGCGACCATCGCGGGACAGGCAAGCACCGAACACATCGGTCGCGGTGGTCGCCGCACGCTCGTCCTGTTCGACGAGTTCGCCGCGCTCGATCACGCCGACGCTGCATGGCGCAGCGCAGCCGACTGCTCGTCGTGCCGCATCGCGTGCAGCACGCCCATCGGCGCGGGGACGGAGTACGCGAGGCTGGTCAGCACGGCACGCACCACAGGCGAGCCGAGGCTCGTCGAGTTGATGTACTGGCAGCATCCCGAGAAGGGACGCGGCGCTGTGCAGCGCGTGGACGAGGACGGCAGCGTGACCGGGTTCGCTGGCGCGACCTACACATGGACACCGTGGCTGTCCGACCAGTTGCGTCGCCGTGATCGCATCGACCTCGCGCAGAATGTCTTCGCCGAGAGCGTCGGCAGCGGCGCGTCGTTCTTCGCATCGCACATCGTCACACAGCACCGCGAGGAGTTCGCGAAGACTGCGAAGCGCTGCGAGATCGTGAACGGCAAGTTGGAGCCGCAGCCGCAGGGACGATGGCGCGTGTGGGCTGCGCCTGATCGCGTGTGCGAGTATGTGGTGTTCCTCGATCCGTCCTACGGTACGGGCAGCGCGAACGCGGCGGCGTGCGTGATGGACGCGAACAAGCGCGAGACCGTCGCCGAGTTCGTCGATCCGAACATCCCGCCCTACGACCTCGCGCTGGAGATCGCGCAAGCCTGTCGCAAGGTGTGGCGCGGTCGGCGCGAGCCGTTGATCGGCTGGGAGACCAACGGTCCCGGCGCGTCGATGCAGCACGACTTTGAGCGTGCCGGGTGGCGCAACATCTACCGCCAGCGCCAAGAGGGGACGGCGACGGAGCAGCGCACCATGCGCGTCGGATGGACGAGCAGCAAGCGTGCGAAGCGTGCGTTGCTCGGCAACCTGTCGCGGCAGATGGCGCAGGGCGAGTGCATCGTCCGCAGCGAGGAGTGCCTCGACGAGATGCTGGAGTATGTGGTGCTGGACGATGGCAGCATCGAGGCTGGGTCGCGTCGTGACGAGGCGAGCGGTGCGCGTGAGTCGCACGGTGACCGCGTCATCGCGCTCGCTGGTGCGCTCATGTTGTGTGATGAAGTGGGGCAGCCGATCCCCGAGAAGCCCGAGTTCGGCGAACACACGCTCGGGTCGATCCTCAAGCACGAAGAGGTGCGGTATGGCTAGGAAGCGTGGACCGTCGCTCGCAGTCGGGCGCGGCGAGAAGTTGCCTGTTTCCAAGGGCGCTGGGCTGACTGCGAAGGGCAGGGCGAAGTACAACCGTGCGACGGGCAGCAAGTTGCAAGCCCCTACGACGGACAAGGACAACCCGCGCCACAAGTCGTTCTGCGCTCGGTCCCGGTCGTGGACCGGGGAGCGCGGCAAGGCTGCACGCAAGCGCTGGGGCTGCTGATCATGGCGAAGAACTCT